TCGGTATTATCACAGTTTACTTTAAGTTATCGTTCTACAAAAACAATATTTGAAAATGAAATATTTCTTTCGGTATTAGAAAATGAATATAATTATTCTCAAAACCCATCTGCTGTTATAGAAGATGGTGGAAAACGAACTAAAATTTTAGTAACAAATCCTTGGGACCCTTCTGGTAGAACCTCTGTTAGTGCATCTATTTGGGAAAGTGGAATACGATATATTAGAAATAAAAATAGACCTTTTACATCATCATTAAATCCAAAAGTATTTGGTAGTTTTGATGATTATATGGAAAATAATACAAACGATAGAACTGGTTCATTTATAGCGCCATTTATAACAACAATTGGATTATATGATGACTCATTAAATATGGTTGCAGTAGCTAAATTACCTGTACCAATTAAGTCATTACCAGACTATCCTGTAAACTTTATAATTAGATTTGATACTTAAACTGAATAATTGTTATATTTATATGTACAATAAATAATAGATAATGGCATCATTAATAGAAAAATTAGCAAAAGAAGCACCGATTTCATCTAAGGCAAAGATAAGTGTAAACGATAAAACTCCATATTCGGAAGGTACTGGTGTTGATGCTAGTAAAAACGCAGACCCTAAAGTACTAACCGATAAAAAGTTAGCACAAGGACGTAAATACGGAGAATTGGGCGGAGGTAGTAAGTTTACAGGAGGATATACTCCGACTAAAACTTATTCTTCTACAATTATTAAGAAGTAATCAATGAGCTGGAAATTTAATGGAAATATTGTTACAGAAGAAACCACACCTGAAGGTGCTGTTGGGTTTGTCTATAAAATGATACATATCCCAACCGGTAGATTCTATATAGGTAAAAAATCTCTATCTCAAACCAGAAGATTAAAGCCCCTTAAGGGAAAGACTCGTAAAAGGGTTGTAAAGAAAGCATCTGATTGGGAGAAATACTATTCATCAAACGAATGGATTAAGTCGGAAGTAAAAGCTGGAAACGCTGAATACTTTGAAAGAGAAATCATTCAATTTTGTTTTTCAAAGAAATCCTTATCATATTACGAAATTAAATGGCAATTTCATTACGATGTCCTTGCCAACGAACAAGCAATAAACGAAAACCTTATGGGGAAGTTCTTCCGTAGGGATATTATAAATTAAAGTTATGACAATACCTGAAATCGCAAAGAAGTACGGAATCTCCGAAGCTTATTTAAACGCAAAAGATGATGCACTACAAATAGCAGCTGCATCTTTAGTAGACCTTAAAGGAATGTTGGAAGCAAACCACCCAAAAGCACCAATTGCAGCAAAAATGCAGTTTTTAGCTGATTTCCTTTATGATGTAAAGAATTCCAATCATTAATTTGGATAATTCCCAAAAAAGTTGTATATTTGTATAGAATATACCAATTATGCTATCTGGGAAGAATAAACTAACGGTCATTAATATTTTGGACACCGCATTGGGTGTAGGTTCATCTTTGAAAGGAAATGAACAGGCACATCATTGTCCATTTTGTAATCATCATAAGAAGAAACTTCAGGTAAACTTAGATACTCAAAGATGGCACTGTTGGGTATGTGATTCAAAGGGAAGGTCAATACAATCCCTTCTTCGCAAACTCAATGTGGATATAAGAGACCTTAATAGATTGAAAGATATCTATGGTGAGGATGATTATACCTTAGTTGAAAAAGATGAGTATGTGGCTAAGTTACAATTACCATCAGAATTCAAACAATTGCACTTCAAACCAAAAGGATTCAACCCTGAATACAATCAAGCTATTAACTACCTTAAAGAAAGAGGAATTACCCAAGCTGATATCGTTAAATACAACATCGGATATTGTTCTGATGGATTATACTTTGGCAGAATCATTGTACCTTCGTATGATGAGAATGGTGACTTGAATTACTTCGTAGCTCGTTCATATTACAAAGAAGAACGAATGAAGTATAAGAATCCACCTGTTAATAGAGATGTAATTGTGTTTGATAATCAAATCAATTGGAACGAACCTATTACTTTGTGTGAGGGTGTGTTTGATTCATTCTCAATTAAAAGAAATTGTATTCCTTTGCTTGGTAAGTTTTTATTGAGTAAATTAAAGAATAAGATTATAGAGAAAGGAGTTAAGGAAGTAACAATTATATTGGATTCAGATGCTATTGCAGATTCAACTAAACATACTGATTACTTTTTAAAGAACGGAATCAAAGTTCGTAACATTATACCAACGGATAAGGATGCTGGTGAGATGGGATTCAAAAAAGTAAACGAACTCCTAAAAGGAGCAAAACAAACTGGATGGGATGACTTAGTTCTATCCAAACTAAATAATATATGAGGTTAAAGAGAATTTATCACATTGCGGATATACACATCCGTAATATTAAAAGACACAAAGAGTTTAGACAAGTATTTTACTCAATGTTTGAGGAAATCAAAAAAAGAGGAACGGATGATTCCATTATCTACTTAGCTGGAGATATAGCTCATGCTAAATTGGAAATGAGTCCTGAATTAGTAAGTGAGATTAGCTGGTTGTTTACGGAATGTAACAAACTATGTCCTACTATTGTAATCGCTGGTAATCACGATTGTAATATGAACAATGCGGATAGATTAGATGTACTTACTCCAATCGTTGATGCATTGAAGTTACCAAACCTAACGTATTTAAAAGATACGCAAGTTTACGGAATTGGAGATGTTGATTTTGCAGTATTTAGTATATTTGATAACAAAGATAATTGGCCTAAAGCCGATACTCTATTTGGTAATAAGAAGATTGCACTATTTCATGGACCTGTTGATAACTCTGCAACCGATGTGGGGTATGTGGTTAGTAGTAGACACTTTACAACTGAAATATTTGATGGATATGATTTAGCTCTATTGGGAGATATTCATAAAAGACAAGAGATGATATCACCAAGCGGATGTAAGGTGGTATATGCTGGTTCTTTGGTACAACAAAACTTCGGTGAAACCTTAGACAAGCACGGATTCTTAGTTTGGGATTTAGATACAATGACCTATGAGGAAGTTGATATCCAAAACGATTACGGATACTATACTTTGGATGTGGATGGTGGTATTGTGCCGGATGTAACTGATATGCCGTTATACCCTCGTTTAAGAGTGAGGATAACTAATACGGATACCGCAGATACCAAACGAATGATGGCCGATATTACGGCAAAGTATGGTGTGGAAGATTTTACAATCATTAGAACGGATACATTCAATAAGAAGAAAACCAACGATAGAGAAGTAAGGTTGGAAGTAGACAGCATAGCTGATATAAACCATCAAAACTCTTTAATAGGGGAATATGTGGAACGTATGATGCCATTCGTAACGAAAGAGGATTTGGATGGAATAGAGAAAATCAATCGTGACATTAATAGTAGAATACAACCATCAGAACTACAAAGAAACATAAGCTGGAAACCAATTAAGTTTGATTTCAGTAATATGTTCTCATACGGAGAAAGAAATGTAATTAACTTTGATAAGGTAACTGGATTGATGGGATTATTCGCACCAAATGCACAAGGTAAATCATCCCTATTTGATGCAATCTCATTTTGTTTATTTGATAAGTGTAGTAGGGCTTATAAAGCATCTGCTATTATGAACAATCGTAAAGCAGATTTCCATTGCCAATTAGAATTCTCCGTTGATGGAGTTACTTATGGTATTCGTAGAGAGGGTAGAACAATCAATAAGGGAAAGAACGTAAAAGTGGATGTGGACTTTTGGAGAGAGGGAGATAGTGGTAGAGAATCACTTAATGGAACGGAACGTAGAGATACAAACCAAGTCATTGAAACCTATGTAGGAAGATATGAGGATTTCATTATGACTGCACTTTCCTTACAAGCTAACAACGCACTATTCATTGATAAATCACAATCCGAAAGGAAAGATTTGATGGCTCAGTTTATGGGCTTGGATATATTTGATAAGTTGTATGATACTGCTACCAATGATATCAAAGATGTGAATGCACTTATCAGAAATTTCAGAAAGACCGACTTCACTTCGGAATTAGCCCAAAAAGAAAACGACTTGAATTCAA